TTGCTGGTAATGTGCAAAATACATCTTTAGTCCCTGCTGAAAAATTGACTAGAGCGTCACTATTAGAAGAAGACAATACAGTATCTCTAGAAATTACTCCAGCACTTACTGTACCTAATCCAACTTCAAACTCTGCACCTCCTTGTAAAGAAATTGCATAGTAAGTCGTATTGGTATTTCCAATAGCAGAAGAAAAAGTTTCAAAACCAGTTACCGCTCCGTCCAAGGTGAACGAACCCGTACCAGTAGTCGTACTAGTTTCTTTTACTCTATCATTTACAACTAACGCCATTATTAATTCCTATAATTATTACGCGTCGCCAAGTCTAATGATTGCATTAGATGAATCAGCAGTTGGGAACTGAATAACGAAATCACCATTCGTTGCAGTTTTTGATCCGCCGAAATCTAAAACTAATACTGCTTCATTAGAAGTTCCTTTATAAATCAGAGCTCCCACTGCAGTTAAAGTTACAGAAGAAAAAGTTGAATCTGCAAAGTCAACATATGCAATGTTACTTGATACTGCAACACCATTATTAGTTAAAGTATTTCCACCCGCTGTATAGTTTGTACCAGACGAAGAAACTTCGTTAGTAGTTGTATAAGCTGTAGTAGAAGTACTGAAACCAGCCAATGATGTATATAACGCAATTTTGAAAGTTGATCCACCAGATGAATCAAAATCAAACACGCCACCAAGTAGGTCTGTTTTAAAAGAGTCAGGTACTATATTAGCCATTTATTTATCTCCTTAAATTATGATGGTGATTCAGATTTAAGTGGTGTTCGAAGGGCCCCATCTTGCCATTCGTCCCGGCGTCTACGACCTTGTTGTTCGATCGCGTACGATTGTAAAGCTCTGTTAAAAGATCCTTCGTAATATTGTATCATATCTGTAGGACCTTTCAAGTATCCATATGCTTCTACCAGACATCCATACAAAAGTAAATCCTGATATTTATTAGATACATAAGTACCAGAAGCACTGACAGAAGAGTCAGTTAAGCTAGTTGGTTGCTTTGTATAAGCTAAAGTTATTAAATATGTAGAATCTGGAGTAGGTGCAACTACCCAAAAATTTGCATCCCAATTTCCATAATACTTTGGTAGTCCAGATTGAGTGCCTGGAGTGTCATAATATTCTGCCATAAAAGATGTATCTCTTTTTTCTAAAAATACTTGATTACCAGAACTATCTTTTAATTGTACATATCGAATAAATCTTAAATCAGATGGAATAGTTACATACCTATTTCCAGCTTGTAAGTTTGATGTAGCATAAAATCTATTGTCATCAGAATCAGCATCTCTGTAAATTCTGTTTTCAGCGTTTTTAATAATTGTAGTTAAGATAGTATTACTTAAAACAGAGTCATCAACTTCTGTATAGTTTCTAATATCATCCTGTAAGTTTGTTAATGTGTATGCCATATTATGGTGTTAAGGTTACAGGTCCTGCTGTAACAAAACTTCCTCCAAATCTTCCTGATACAGTGGGTGTACTTCCTAGATCAAAAGTATAATTGTCTGTACCTGTTACAGTTATACTAAATCCTGAAGAATTTTCAAACACTGAATAAGCTAATCCTCCTGGAGAACCTTGAACATTTCTAAAAACAACTACATCTGCTGTTGTTCTTCCATGACTCGGTTCATAAACATTTATAGTTGAACTTCCTGATGTAATAATAAATGGGTTACTAGATAATAATGGATCTGTTTGTGGTTCTGTTCTAGCAGGTCTTGCATTTTGTAAACCTTGTGGATCTGCTGTGTGTGGTTTTGGTTCTAGTTGTGGATGTTTTGGTTCAAATTCTGAAATATGAACTCTTGATCCATTCCATTCTTTAACCATTTCTTTATACGGAAATTCCATACCAGAACGATCTGAAATAAATTTTGCATGTTTTCCTGAAGCAGTATTAGACACTTGGATAATACACCTTCGGACTTATGTATGAGCTGCTAGAAGAGCCGTCTTCTTGTAGCGCTCTTTGAAGTTCATCTTCGTAAAGTAATTTTAAAACTTGAATTCTATCTGGTGCATTTTTAACTGCTAAATAATATGCAAGTCCAGCTACCATGCAAGGTACAAATCTGTAAGGTACATCTGCATCATTACTATAATCTCCTGCATCTTGAATTCTTTTTACGTAATAGTAATTTAAAAAATTACCTGCTTCAGTAGAACCCGGTGTTAAATATAAAGTGACTGTAACTTTATCTATAAATCTTTGTACGAAATATTGTGTTGGAGTTCCTTCATCAGTTTTATTTGATAAAGCTTGATACTCTGATCTTGAAATTTTTGTTAATGGAAAATCTACACTTGATGAATTTCTATAAGAAGCTTCTAAAACATCATCAACACCATAAACAGCAGTTGCATCAGAAGTACCATCAGTTGTTGCTCTATACATTGTATATGTTGCTTGACCATCAACTAATGTAATTGAATTGTTTGCAACTTCCCAATAGTGCAAACCTCTGTTTGCCCACTCTTGAAATAATATATTTAAAGATCTTCTAGCACTTTTTAATTGATAACCAGAAACACCTTGTATTCCTAATCTCTCATATGCCTCTTCGACAATATCAGATATAGAAAAACCTTTTTCAAAAACAGCTGTTCCAGAAGTAGTATTAGCCATTTAGCCTCCTACTTATCTATTAATAATGTTGCACCTGCAATATTTGTAATAGTAGAAACTGTCATTCCACCTTCAAATAAAATTCCATCTTCTGGAATATTGAAAGCAAATACATCGCCTGTTGGACAGTCGCCTTGAAATTGTGTTGCTGAATTACCGTCTTGTAAAATTATAGTTCCAGCTCCACCACCATCAGAAGCAAGTATTAATCCTCTTAATCTTGTTCTTCCTGCGAATACAGAACCAGTACCTGTAACTCTTACTGCTTTTACATCTGACTTCATAGATATATCTCCTTATTAATCTTAAGATTTCAAAATTTATATATTAAATTATAGAAAAGTGCAAGAAATCCCTACAGAAGAAAAGTGTTTTCCAACAATGTAAAGTCCTAATTAACCAGCGTAAAGATGAATCTCACCATCTCTAGGGTTCGTGTGGACTTCTGTCTCTTGTGCTCTAAGAATAGATCTTACTGTTTGTTTGATCTCATCACCAAGAGCAGACATTTCAGGTGTTATTTGTCCTTTGTTTTCAAGAAACAACTCGTTCCATTTAGACTCGAGCTTCAGTTTCTTTGCGAACATCACCATGTTGTCCTGAGCCATTTGTAACCTCCTCATAGGTTATATAAAAATCATGACCATCTGGTATTTGATGGAATGAATTTTCTTCCCATTGTATATCAGATTTTCCTATAAAGTCAATGATCAGAGGATTAAGCTCATCCACTGTATTTATTTCTTTATGACTTTCAATTTCAAACTTTGTATGAAGTGTTTGTGTAGTTATTTTTATTAGATATTTGTACATAGCGTATTTTTCCTTTCTATCAAAAAAGAAAGGGCCCGTAAAGGGCCCTCTCAAAATAAATACTTCTATTAAGTATTAAGCTGCGCCTGGTGATCCGAAGATACCTCTAGGATCAGAGAAACCAAAAGAGTATCTCTCTCTAGCTTTGTATCTTACGTTTCCAGTATCGAAGTCACCTTCCATTGCAGTTTTAATTGGTGATCTTACAAACATTTTCAGACCGTTTGGCACGTCTGTTTTGATGAAGAACGCATCTGTGTCAGTAAGGAAGTTATTAACCACATAACCTTGTGGAATCATTCCCATTGATGCAATTGCGTTAACATCATTGTTTGGTGAACCAACTTTACCAGCAGATTTCATTAATCTTTCCGCTGTGAATTGTAATTCACTTGGGATGATTAATTTCATTCCTCTAGCTGCAATTTTCAAGCCTCTTTCGTCCGTCATTGCTGCGATATCAATCAACGACTGCTCTAACGATGTTTCGTTTAAGTCAGCTGCTGTTGTTAACTCATTTTGGAACGTACCAGCGATTGTTGGGTGGTCAGTAGCACAAAGCTCCTTACCATCACCGCCAGCAAAGCTTGAATTGAACGCGTTGTTCAATACGTTCGCTGCTTTTACTTGTTTAGTATTCGCCATAGATCTTGCTAATGCTTTTGTATATCTAGAAGCTAATCTATCATACAAGTTATCTTCAATCGCTTCTTCAGTGATTGAGAATGCAAGAGCAATTGTCTCGTGCGTATATCTGCTTGTGAAAGTTTCTTGTGCGTTATCAAAAGTTACGCCAGATCCTTCTGGTTTAACTTGAGCTTGCGCGAAACCAGATAACATTACTTCTTCTTCAAAAGCTCTGTCACTGTTTTCTGTATCGAAAATTTCAGTGTGCTGATTTTCATACCTATTATATTCCAGACCGAATAAAGCATTCAAACCTGGCTCTAGTTCTTTAACTAGTTGTCCTCTACTTATCGCCATAATTATCCTCCTCTATTAGATTCCGGCTGTTTGTTTCAAGAAGTGCTCATTGATCGTAACAACCCAGTTAACATTAGCTGCAGTTAAATCTGAATTATCTGGATCTTTAGACACACCAACAATTTTCAACTGCGCTGTAGTTGCTGCAAGAGTTGAATCATCCAATTCTACTTTTGAAATGTAGTTTGGAGTCGCACCTGCTGTGTAAGCAATGTCAGCGTTGTTTCCAACGTCAGTTTGTGCAGAAGCACCACTGTTATTTGATTGTACTTCAAACCTTTCATAAGGGTCATCAGCTACGAATCCAACAATGTCTGTTGCAGTGTTAGATGCAGCTAAGTGATTAGCCCATGTAGGTTTGCTTGTTGAAGCGTCAGTATAGAATACACCATTTAGTGAACCTAATAAAACGTCTCCCGCTGCCGCTACACCAATTGTACCAGTGTTTAACATTTCAACTGGATCCCATTGATAAATAGCTGTCGCAGAAGCTGCAATACTATATTCACTTAAACCTTGGTTGTCTCTATTCTGACCAACTTTACCAATTGCTTTCAAACCGAAAGCGGCGTCTTTATTAGCCATATTATTTACTCCTTAATTTAAGTTTATATTTAGTATCGCGGTAGTTGGTATTGCTAAAAAATTACTTTTTAGTACCACCAAAAGTTACGCGACTCTGTCGATCACTATCGATCGGCATACTTGGGTGTTGTTCCTTCATAAGATCGTTGTTTACTGCATCTTCTCGATCCTGAGTTTGTTTTCTATAATACTCATCACGAGCTTTAGCGATCTCTTCTGGTATCCTTGCCAACACAAGGCCGCCAACTCCGATTACTCCTGCGTATTTACCTTCTTTAACAGTTGCATAAGTTTGACCCGGATATTCATCTCCTCTTACGAGTTCCCATCCTGATCTAAGTTTAGCCGACATATTTTTTGTATCGTCAAAACCTAAAACTTCGGTTCTTATCCATCTGTGCTTGAATCCTTCAGGCGCAGGGGGTGCATCCAAAGATGACGGTGGAGTCCAGGTTACAGGTCTCTTTTCTGAAACTCTTGACTGACTCGCACGAGGGGTCTTCATTTTATCGTTTTCCATATGCTTAAACCTCCTTCATGTATTTTTTTTGTTTTGCATAATCTTCTAATGACACTCCTAATTTTTTGGCGATAGCAACTTCAGAAGGGGTGAGACTGATAGTTTTGCGACTTTGTTTTACACTTCGCGTCGCCGACGCTACTGTCTGTGTAGGCTTGGTCGATTCACCTTTTATATTTGTATCATTATTAGTATCAAATTTATGCGGAAATTCAACCCTCATTCTTTTATCAATTTCAGCATAATATTCATCAGATTTAGGATCGTATCCTTCCTCATCAACTAGTGTTTTGTGTAAGTCAAAAGCCGTATAAGTCATAGCTTTATCACTACCAAACCATCTATTATTAGATGCCCAAGTCTCTGCTTTTGGATCTACTTCTCTAGAGGGTTCTTGTTGTCTAGGTTGATAAGGTTGATTTACGGTCTCCTCTTTAACAGCTTTTTGTTCTTCTGCTATTTGAGAAAGTTCCTGTAATCTAACTTCTTCATAACCCAATCGTGATATTTCTTTTTGAATATCTACTTCTGCATTTACATCTCCAGCTTCTCTAGCTTGTGCTAATTTAGCTTTTTGTGCATCCAAAAGTGATTGGATTTTACTTTGTCTATCTTTCATAGACGATGTTTCTAAAGAAGAATATTTCTTATTTAAACTATCAGCTTTTTCTTTTTGCGCTCTTGCAAATTCAATGGCTTCGTCTCTTTGTCTTTGAGCTTCTCTCCATTTACCTGTTAGTTTAGCTATTCTTCTTTGTACATCTTTACTGTAGTTTTCTAATTCTTTATCTTTCGATTCTTTCTGATCGTCTGTAGCTTGCTCCTCGCTGCTCGCTTCTTGCGGCGCGGGGCTAGTGTCTTGCTCCGTAGTTTCTACTTGTTCTTCAGTTTGTGCTTCGTCTTTTAATTCAACTTCTGCACTTGGTCCTGAAGTATCAATGTCCACCATCGGAGTTTGTTTTGTTTCTTCTTGCATAGTCTCCTCCTATGTTTATATGTGGTGCAACACAGATTCTGGATCTTTAATAGTTCCAAGAACCTCGTCGTCGTTTAAGATACGGACTTCTCCGCCATCTATTGGTAATCGTGATCCTGCGTATCTTGCAAAAATCACCCAATCTTTTTCTTTACACCAAGCGCCTGATGGAAACTTATCTTTGTCTTTATAAGCTTCAGGTCCTATCTTTAGAACATAACCACAGTTCACTGCGATTCTTAATCTGTCTAAAGTTTCTTGTGCAACAATAATTCCACCTTTAGTTTTATCTTTAGGTGTGAATGGTAAAACTAATAATCTCCAACCAGATGGTTCTGGTAGTTCATCAATAACAGAATCAACATTTGTTTCATCAACTCTATTACTTTGTTCTAGTTTATCTTGTTCTTTATATTTTTCTTCAAGCGCCAGTTTAGTCTTCGGTACTTCTTTCTCCGAATCTGATGACGTTTGAGTCTTCTCTTTCAGTATCATTTTTTTCCTCCTTAGGATTTAGCAGGTTTGATATTTCCTGTTCTATTAATTGTAAGGCATGCGCCTGTCCCAAAAGATATCGATATTGCTCCATATCTTTTACTCCACCAGCAACCATAGTTTCACCTATAGACTGATAAGAATCTCTTATTTTTTTTCTTAATGTAGGTACGAATGTTTCGAGTGTGTGATCAGACATTTAACATTTCCATCTTCTCCGTGCCTGTCGTATTCGAGAATTTGGATCGTTTCTTGTCTTTGCTGATGATCGTTTGAGTTGTCCTAGTGATCTAGCGCAGTAAGATTTTCTGCGATTTGCAGCTTTTGATCCTGGCTTCACTTTTCCAGTCACGGCTGTTTTTAATTTGCTTCCAGGATTTGCTGCCCTGTAAGCTCTTACACCTTTTGCTGTCATTCCAGCTCCAGATTTTGTTGGTCTATAATTGCCACCTTTACCAGTTGTTCTTCTAATAGGTCTCTCGGCCATTATATCAATCCTTTATAATATTTTTTATAAGATGGATTACTATATGTTTTTCCATCGACATCTAATTTAATAAAACTTCCCATGTAACCACCGTCAGCAGCTTTACTTCTTTTTGTAAAAGTTGCGACATTAGTTGGTTTAGGACCTGTGTTCCCCGCTGCTCTTTTTCGTTTGACAGCACTCGCCTTTTGCGAACTTGTCATCCGTGTGGCTTTTGCAAGTGGAACGCACTTTGGATATTTTCTCTTCGAACCTTTTGATCGCCCGCATGGCTGATACTTCCCATTCTTCTTCGGTGCTCCAATGTCCACCCATTTCTCTTGAACCCATTTACGTAATCCTCCACTAGACATATTTAGTTTTTTTT